CAACATCTTTCAGCAACTCAATACGAAGCTCGAGTAGCTCTTTCTCATCAAAATACAAAAAACAATCGAAAAGCATGACAACGTTTAAGCTGCCAGCATAATAGCATTAAACAGCGGTGTTGATGCCGCCAGAGGCACGCCGAGCAATACCATTACCTGTGGGACGCCGACGAGATTTAGCCTCTTCCAACAAAGAGTCTTTTACGCCCTCCATAAACGAATTTGCGTCTTGCTCGGTCTCTTCGTTCCCAAACAACGAAGGAGGGAGAGATCCGATTGTTGGATTGCTGGTTCGAATATTCCCAAAGCCTTGAGAATCGTATGAAGCGTCAGTTGCTTCCTGATAATCCGCAGCACCCTCTTGCTCTTGAAAAGCTCGACCAAAAAAGTCAGCCGCTTGAGTGTACGGATTACGCATCGTTGTTACTTGGCTTTACGTTTAATATACTCGGATGCGCGACGCCTCGCCTCCCGAGCCTTAGCTGTATTAGGGACCTGCGTATTCACAGGCTTGCCGCGAGTAGCTTTCTTTTTAGCTTCATCGGTCGCTCTCCTCTCAGAAGGAGATAAAGCTGCCCACGCAGCACGTGGAAGATACCGCTCGGTCCTCCCTTTTTCTCTAGCTAAATCGCTCATTACATGTATCGAATGAGGCTAGAGCTCGGAGCAATAGTTCCTTGCGAAGTCCTCGCTAAAGCCAAAAGCCGATCCTTTTCGGGTTCGATTAAACGAGCAAGTAACGCCAAACGGCTGTTATCACTACCGTCGGCATAGATCTCATCGAATAATTTTTCCGAAGTAACTTCGTCTAAAACATCGTCGCGGAAACTGTCATCGTCTCCAGAGAAGAGTTTCGCAAGATCCGAGGAGCTGTACGAGGCCATTACTTAGAATCCTTTTCGTATTCTTCGCGGGTTTGCCAGTCTTCTTTAGACCACCGCGAAAGACGGTTGCTCGAAGATTTTTTACCTTCGTAAGTACCGCCCATATCTTTATAGTACTTAGTCGCCAGCTGCATTGCTCGAGCACTATGCCCGCCCAATTTTTTACGGGCTTTTGCTTTAGCGCGAGCCCACTTCTCGGGATCTCTTTTTTTAGCTACTTCGGCCATCAGTAGAGAACAAAAACGCCTTCAACAGAACCACTAACTAAAGCCGTGCAAGAAATAGGAATCAGGGTATTACCCTCTAAGTTTATTGCAGTAGAAACTTGCCCAGGAGCGTCAGATAGCTCCACGGAGAGATAATCTTTGGAAGCGTTTGCCTTAGCCTCGATAAAAATAGCTCGACACGATGGGAAGTTTTTCCGACCCCCGGCGGGTTCCCAACCAAATCCGCTGGCATAAGGCAGAGCAGCGGTTTGACCGTAAACAGATCCAAAAGCTTTAACGTCCATACAAATCCGAAAAAATTACTCAGCGGAAACCCGCAGCGATTCTTGGATCAGTCTATCTAAATACCACGCGCATTTCCTAAGATCCTCAACGCCATTTTTGTGATCTGTACGCCACAAATATTTAATGCACGCACCGCGACAATATGCTTTAAAACCCTCGCTACCGAGCGCAGCTCGCATCGCATCAATACACTCAATATCACCTTGCGTATAATGAGGCGGGTGGTTTACGTAGTCAACCGGGATTGAACCAGAAGATTGTTCCATTGTTAGCTTCAATGAAGGTACGCAGTCTATAAGCGTCTGCTCTGGAAACTGTCTGAAAACAAACAGCTTTCGCAATAACGTAACCCACGCTGACATTTGCGGCGCCGCGGCTGGCCACGTTAGGAAAGTTTTAGTAGACAATCACAGTCTAAAAGGGTTTCGTGTAGTTCACTTAATTGCTCAGAGTACTTAGTATCATCGTGTAAAATCAAACCGTCTGGATGCAGTTTGTAAACAGTGCCATCTTTATAAACGGGAACACACCGTCGATGTTCGTAGGTTGAAGGCGCATTTTCGAAAGCCAAACCCATCGAACTTCGATCAGCAATCGGCCAATTTCGGATTCCGACTCGGGCGTAACTTTTCTCAGGGTCGTAACTGTCCGACCGGATATACGTGCCGGCATCCTCTTGATCCAGAATCATTGCGCCGTAATACGGGTTAGCGAGCTGCGCAAAGAAATTAATGCTGCGGTCAACCACCAGAATTTTAGGAACCGTAAAACCTACAGAGCCCCAAATCGAAGGCGTCTCACGAAGCAACGAATAGGGATAGTGGTTATCGAAGGGAATTTTACGCCCCTCAAAATTTTCGTAACGGACAAATCCTGGCTCAAGCCCCAACCGCTTTAATCGGGGGTGCCAGCGGATCCAGTAAATAAAATTAGAAAGACTTAAAACCATATCATTCTCTTGATAAATATAGTAATCAGCTTGCCTGTTTAAAACAGCTAAAGCTAAATCAGTTTTATGAGCCCACGTCAAATACCAACCTTCGTAACCAGGAGATGCGACTTTTACTTCTGTCTGCACACCGTCGACGGTTTTCAAAACTTCTTCTAAAGTCTCCTGATCATCTTGAGCTTCATAATTGATATAGACACAAACAGATACAGCGCAAGGGAAATCAGAATAAGCTCGCACAACCCGTAGCAAACAATCGATACGGTTTAAGGGATTGTGCGCCGTTATAGCAACCCAGATCTTTTTACCTTGCATATCTAACTCGGCTGAGCCGAGAACCGGTTGCACTTTAAGGTCTGTCATCTGGCGAAAATCAGTATTCAATCGAAAACTCTCCGCGTCTCTGTAAATAAGTCACAAGCCAGGTGTAGGCGTCCAGGAGGTCGTCGTGGGCAGTGGCTCCCACGTTGATCAGCTGATCGAACAAAGCGTCGAACTTCCGGTACTTATTGAACGTGATTTTCTTGTTTTCTAGCAAACCTAAAGTTCCACGGAAGCGGGCGATCTTGTCTCCTCGGAAGCCCTTAACTTCGTGAATATGTAAGTTGCTTAAATCCCGCTCGTTAATTAAAACTCTGCGTAAGTCTGCAGCGAGAGATGCCTGGTACGCCACAGATTCAACGACTAACGTCACCGTCGAGTACGTAGGCATATAAGTGTTATCGTGCTCAACTAAAATTCCCCATTCTAATAACATGTCACAAAGCATGTCTATCTTCTCTAAATTACCAATAGAACGGCACTGATGCGCATCGATTATGTAGTATTTATCTTTAAGGCGTCCACCCAACACAAATGCTGTGTAGTCGCTGGTTTCATTTTTGCTGGCGGATAAGTCAATTCCGACGGCGAGCGAATCAAACTCAGTAACGACTTCTCCCTTAACCAACAGATCCGGCGAAACGACCAGATCGGAAGTCATAACCGGTTGTTGCTGGTACTGGTAAGCAAATGCAACGGGATCTAGTTCTTTCTGCTGAAGCAGATACTCCGCCGACCACTGCTCAGGCCAGTAGCTAATAGGCTCCCCGGTGTTGCCGTACGTAATAGCTTCTTGCGTAACCTGTTTCCACCCTTTCGAAGGGGTGAACATCGTTTTGTGAATATCTAGCGGATGGAAACGGGTTCCCAGACAGATGGACCGCCCACCTTCAAAAATAATCGGCGCGATAACCGAAGACCAGTTATTGTTCATCTCATCCCTAATAGCAGGGTTCTTAATATCCGCACTGGATTTAATAGGGTCATCTACGATCACAAGGTGCGCACGTTTTGAGGTGATGGAGCCTCGCAGACCCGCAGCACGAAGCGTGAATTCCTCATCGCCCACACGGGGAATGCCTGCATAATCAAAGTCGATAGACCAGCCGATATCGGACTGCATGCCCGACTTCAGCTGAACCTTCGGGAAAATCTTTCGAAACTCGGGGGAGTCGATCAGCTGTCGAATGATTCGACTTTTAGGAATTGCAGTCGCGATGTTGTAAGACACATAGATGATCTGCAGAGGTCTCTGTGCCGTTGTATGTCGCCCGATAATCCACGCGGTGAACAGGTTGAGCACCGTGGACTTAGCGGATCCTCGCGGGCTCAAAATATCGAGATTCGGGCCAGCGATATCCAACAAGTACTTATTCGACTCACCCGTAATCAGATGCTGGTGCCACTCCAGCATGTGTTTTGCGGGAGGCTTATCTAGAAGCGTACAGAACGTATGGAAGTCATTGGCTGCCTTGGAATATATTGTGTCTATAGAGTTGGATGTGTTCTCTTGCGCACGCACTGCACGCAACTGTGCGCCGCGCCGATAAGCAAATGTTTCCCGGCTAGGCATATCAATAAATTGACAGTGTTGCTATATTACCCGTACCGAAATGATACCGCACGAATGGCAAAAGTTCTTTGGTACGGAGACGTTTGCAGTAATACAGGGTTTGCACGAGTAACACATAGTGTGCTGGAGAACCTCTGTAAGGAGCATGAAGTTACCGTGCTCGGCATTAACTACGCCGGGGACCCCCACGACAAGCCCTACGCCATTTTTCCCGCTGCAACCATGCACTGCGGGGACCGTTTCGGGATCCCTCGCATTCCTGAGGTTATTGATCAGGTCAAACCAGACGTCATTATCTGTTTAAACGACATCTGGGTCGTAAATCAGTTCTGGGAACGCTGCCAGTTCATGAAGCCGACTCACGGATTTAAATTTATTGCCTATTTCCCCATCGATAGCGAGCGCTACTACCCCGATATGCTGCGGAACATCCCGCATTGGGATCTGGCGATCACTTTCACCGTTAATTGCGCTCACCGAATCCTCAGTCACGGTATCGGTGCAGCACGATTGGGCGTTCTCCCCCACGGCGTGGACACATCCAAGTTCACCCCGATGCCCAAGGACGAAGCTCGGGAAAAACTGGGGCTGCCGAAGGACAAATTCATCGTTTTTAACGGAAATCGGAACCAGCCCCGCAAGCGAATCGACCTGACGATTCAAAGTTTCGTCAAATTCGCGAAAGATAAAGACGACACCATGCTGTACCTACATATGGGTGCGAAGGACATGGGCTGGGACGTCATTCCGCTGTTCCGGCGCGAGTGTGAACGGTATGGAATCGATGGCACCAACCGTTTGGTGCTGACTTCGGAAGCCATGAACTACATTCAGGCTCCGCCGGACGATCTCCTTAACGTGATTTACAACGCATGTGATGTCGGGATCAATACAGCAGACGGAGAAGGTTGGGGCTTGGTGAGTTTCGAACACGCAAGCTGCCGCAAACCGCAAGTTGTCCCTGCTCACACGGCCTGTGTCGATATTTGGGACGAAGCAGCCATGCTGATGGACATCGCCACGTGGGTTGTCGACAAAGATCTAGGGGTGGAACGCGGTTTAGTCAGCGTGGAATCGGCAGTCAGTTGCCTGAATCAGCTGTACTCGGATAAAAAGACCTACGACGAAGTGGCTGCAGCGTGTTTCGCTGTCACTCAACGCCCTGAATACCGCTGGGAATCAGTCTCTGCTGGTTTCTCCGCCGCAATCCAAGATCTCCTGGCCGCCAAATGAACATTACACATCGATTCTTCCACGCCAACAGCGACGTTCTTTTCCCGATTCGTAAGGAAGTAGAAGGTGTGCCGCCTGTTCACATGCAAGCTGAGCATTTGAAAGGCACATTCACCCGAATCACGCGCGGACTACCCCAACGCAACGTAGCCAACTTCAGTCCCAGCATCCTTAAGTACAACGACAAAACGTATATCGCGTGGCGGTCACAGCCTGAACCATTTGGATTCAGGTACGACATGAAGTATTTTTATCTGAACGACACTCCGACCGATATTTACATCGGAGAATTAGCCGACGACAGAACTGTAATCGGCGCTAAGAAGCTGCGTCCGAAAAAACACAGGCTGAGTTATGAAGATCCACGTTTGTTCTGCGGACCGGACAACGGACTGTATGTGCAATTCGTGGCGTCAACGTACGCGAGTCGTTATGACAGCAACCCGAATAAATTCTTCCACGTCCCTAAGGTCGTGGTTTGCTGGGTTAACGAAGATTTTGAAGCGGTTCAAGCGGCTATTCCGCCTATCGGCAAAAACCGAATTAAAGGCGAAGCAGAGAAAAACTGGTGTTTCTTCCCCCGCCAGGATCAGCTCAGCTGTTTATATTCCACTCGACCCTTGGTTATCGAGCAGGAAACAAAAGAGCAGATAATTGTTGATACGAAAGTCTTAGACGAGGTAACTTTCGGCAGTCCGACTTTCAACTCGTTACCGCCGATAAATCTGGGATACGGTCATCTGATCCTGTATCACTGGAAGCACATGACAATGTCGCAGACCGGTGCTCCTTATCTGATGTATCACTTAGGTGCATACATTGTTGATCGCGAATTCACAAAAGTCACTCATATCGACAGGCAACCTTTGTTCACCGGTTCGCTGAGCGACCATGTAATCACATGGACGGATGTGGGAGGAAACCCTGTCTCAGATCAACCTGCGGTTATTCTGCCCTTCGGCGGTTACATCGAAAACACCGAGCTTGTTCTCTCGCTTGGTGTTAACGACGCCTTCATGGGAATCTTCCGGTGTCCCCTGGAAGAGATCATGCGTCGTATGGAAAAAGTCAATTAAGACTTTTCTTCACGCTCCAGCGTCGTCCACACAAGTAACGACGAATCTTCCAGAAGAGCCTGAATGCCGGGCTGACCGTCAAAAGTCTGCATTAACTCTCGCAGACAACGGTCGGCACCGGCTAGCAGAAGACCGCGACGATCTAAGCCATCCGAAATCGCACGCACAGCTTGAATGTGTGAGCGAAGTTCTTTCTGAAGCGCGGAAACTTTCGTAGCCGCCGTGGCGTGATCCAACATCCCGGTAAGGGTCATATTCCTTACGTTCTGGATGTCAGTCTGAAGACTATCGATCTCCATCAAAAGGATCTTACGAAGATCTTCTTTCGGATACTTTTCCTGAATCCACGCGGTCAGATCAGAGATACTCCCTGTATACCCCGGCTTTAAAAAGCGAGCGTATAGGTACGCTTCGATATCGCTCGTGGCGTTCTTGGCGTAAAAAACGAACGAGTCTTTCTGGGATTTATCCAGAGAATCCAACCAACCAGCAACGGTCGTGGAATCGCCAATGGCTGCTTTCATCATGCGAACGCAGCCTGCGCACCAAGTGCAGCACTGCGAGCGTCGCGGCGGAGAGCCAACTGACCCTCGACTTGAGCACGCTGTAAAGCCATTTGGTTCCTAGTTTGTTCCTGTTGTTGACGGATATTCAGGTTAGTCGATGCGATATTCGCGGCTAACTGATTCTTACCTTGTTGCGCAGTCTGACCGGCACTGGCCACAGCGGTGGCGGTGGGAAGAAGCATCTGCGCTTCTCCCGTGAGAGTGGTGTTAGCTAAGTTAGCCGCAGCTGTTGCGTAGGTTTGAGCCAGATTACCGGCAGTTTCGAGGCCCAGTGTTTCCGCAGCTAGCCGACCTTTAGCGGCAAGATCTTGCAAACCGATAGCACTGCTGGCGTACTGCGAAGCAATACCCGCCAGCATCCCTGCGGCAGTCTGATCTTTGGTTAAAGAATTCTTGAATTGATCGTATGCCGACTGACCGTAAATCTGAGTTAGCGCATTACTAGCTGTTATGCGGGGCTGCATCATGGCACCCAGCAAATATTGCTGAGTAGTCAGCTCTAGCTGTCCGGGAGCTAACTGTGCATATAAAGATGCGTAGTCCGTCTGCCCACCGCCGCCGCCAAAAGCACCAAGAAGAGAGCCGATTCCGCCTGCCGCAGAACCAATTCCGCCTAGAACGCTACCGATACCAGCTAAAGGAAATGCCATCTCAACCCCTCAGTTGGAAACCGCCAAGAGCCTGCTGCGCAGCAGATGCCCCTTTACTAAGGACATCCGCCACAGCGGCGCTAGGTTGTTGAGACACAAGAAGCGCTTGGCCGAGCAACGATTGAGCCAAGATATCTGTTTGCATCTTGGTCTTGGCTAAGTCAGTCCACTGCTTGATCCGTTCTAATTCAACTTCACGCTTATAGCGTTCACGAGACTTCTCCGCACCTAAAGCCTGACTGATTGCAGACGTGGCTGCGTACTGACGGATAGCCTCGTCGGTAGAAACACGAATCCCTTCAGGCGATAATCGTTTCTGAAGAAGATCAAGAACAGCTTCTACCGTGGGCTCTTTACCAGCTTTCAGAGCTTCTTCAGAGAAAGTACCTTCCCTGACATCCCTAGGAGTCGGGTAACCAGCGGTAGCATCAGGTAAAGTTCCCGAGGGGCTGTCATCCGTTTGCCAATTCGGGGCAGCAGGCGGAGTTACAGCAGGTGCAGCAGCAGCCGGAGGCGGGGTAGCGGGAGCACCCTTAATGGCGGGGAACCGCTTAGGATCGGCTTTATTAAGAGCTAAATAAGACTCCAGAGATTGAGGACCATAATCTCTACCGGCGTAAATCCGATAAGGTCGGCCGCCCAAAATAGATACGACGTCGCCCACACGGGAGGCTTCCGCAGCAGCTTGCTGTTCTTTCTGCTTATTTTTATCTCCCATATACATCCCCATCAAATCGCCGGCAAAAACAATCGGCGCCGTAACGGGATTCGTGTAGCCGATCATCCGAGTGAGATCCTGGAGCCCAGCCATTACACAGCCCTCGCTAACTCGGTCAGAGTATCTGCTGACTCAATCCTATCTCGGAATGCGATGTTCTTAATGGCCGAATCTAGTAAATTCTGTGCCGCATTGTACTGAGATTGCAACCGTTGGGACTGAACTTCACCCAACGATTGAACCTTCTGAGATTCGACTTTACCCTGTGCCTCGCTCAGTGCGCGAATTTTTTCACGCTGAATACTTGCTTGAGCTTCCGCTAAACGAGCAGCATAATCATATTCTTTTTCCGCGCGAATTTTTTCAATCTCACGAGCAGTCAGACTCTGAGCTTGAGCTTCTGTAAGCGCAGCCTGGCCAACAAATTGGCCGTCTACAAAACCGCCAACGAGTTCTTCACGCGTAGGAACGGGCGGAAGAACATCTCCCATACCGGGAATAAGACCCAGCAGAGCTCGTTTAACCCGTTCGCCAGCTAGATACTTTTCAGCTTCAAGCTGTTGAGCGGGAGATGTAAAGTAATTACTCCGACCTAAAGCTGTCTCGGTTTGCAGCGTGGAAGGACCCATAGCGCTGCCCGCGGGATTGAAAAGCACTTTCTGAGCGCCTTCGATAGCAACCCCTGCAATAAGATTATTAATCAAACCTGCCAGAAATTCATTGCCGGCGCCAGCAGCGGCCGTACGACCAGCAGCCGCAGCCGCAGCAGGAGCAAGCGCAGGAGCAACCATAGTTTCGGCAGCGTAAGAAGGAACTTGAACTAAAGGTTGTCCGGGACCCCCAGGAACGTAGCTATACCTTGCCATCAGTATCGATCCGGTCGATCGAATGAAGTGCCCGAAGGGGTCTTCTGTTTATAGTTTATCGCATCATCTTCCGGCTGCATTGTTACTCCACGTTCGCGTTGTTCCGCAGAAGGAAATGCAGCAGTCTGTGGAAAATTAGAAGCTAAATAAAGACGAAGAAATTCGTCAGACGACAGCTCCGGAGCAGTCCTCCGAACATCGTTTTCCCTTAAGCGTTGCTGTACAACGTTCATCAGCCAAGTTCCTGATAACGAACAGATGCAGGAATCGAGGAACTAGAAGGAGCATTCAGAAGAGAATACTGACCGCCGTAATTGGGCATGTCATATTCAGCGGGAGCTTGACGGCTGAGGTACTCAGCGCCCTCGTCGCCCTGTTGCATAATCTGAGAAACGAACTGCAGGAACATATCCTGCATCTCAGGATCGCCAATGATGATTTCCACAAGGCGTTCGAGTTCGCCTTCATCCTCAGAAGACACAACCCCAGCAGTAAGGCGGTGGGTCAGCTGATCCCGTGCTTCGGGTTGAGCGACACGAGGCTGAGGATTCAGCGAGCGAGTAGCCGAGGTATTAATCCCATCGCCCTCGAACCCAGGCATCGGGGCGGGAGCTTTGTAATAAGACCGCAGAACAGCGGCGGTCATCGGAGTAGCAGCTGCGCACTCGGCCGGAGTTTTGGGAACCGGAAGCCCGAGAAGACGAGCAGCTAATTCATAATCCTGAGGGGAGAACACCGGAACCCAACACCATTGCTACTGATGACTCCAGTTTAGGCGAAATCTTCAGGATCTCGCCAGGTTGGACATTTAAACTTAAACAAATCCTTTCCAGAACATCCGGAGAAGGTATGTAATATTGATCGCTGTAAATCTTACGTGTAGTCGTCGGAGATAAATCAGACAACTTACTCAGCTTAAAAGACGTTATATTCCGGTAATCCAGAAGGTCTTTTAGAGTATTTACAAGCGCACCGTGCGTCGGATAAGACGAATAAAAAGGCATCCCTCTAGCACCATACTGGTTCAACAGTTTAATTTAAAAACCTAAGTTCTTCCGCCGCACGAAATGCAGATCGTACGTGGTGAAGTCCAGAGGGATGCTGGGGTTATTAAAAGGATTTGAGTACACTTCCCCATCGATATGGGCCTGCCACGCTGGCGACCATTTCGCATGTAAATACGTTTTATTCAGCTCGTGCGCAACGTGAATTTTTTGGGCTAACTCAGGTTCACTGCGCCAGGTCTGGGACCCATCCGCATAATCCCCGCAAGTTTCACCGTGGTAATACGGAACGCCAACGGACATATGACGCTTCAGATCTCGATGCTTAAACCGCATTCCATAATCCATATCCTCGCAGTACGCCGGATATAAGTTCTCATCAAACAGACCGTACTCCTGCACGACCCAGTCCTTAATCAGGAAGAAGTCCCAGCTGCCGTTCTCTCCGTGAACCAAACCAATTTCTGCATCTTGGGCGTGCGCCACAGTTCGCTCTAGGAACCCGGGCGTGTACATAAGGTCATGGTTTGTGATGATCCAATACGGAGCATTCATGAAGGACTTGATAATCAGGTTCCAAGCCCCAGAGCACCCAAGGTTTGCCGGCAGATGGCACACAACCACTTTTTTTACGTACTTGTGCGGCACCTCGCGCAGCAAGTCCAGCTCGTGGGTAATCTGATCCCGCCCGTTGTTATTAAAAACGACAAAGGTATCTACGGGATAATCGATGCTGTAGAACAGCCTGTAAACCCAATGAGGCGCATTAACGCACGCTGTACCAAGAACAGGAATAGAATCCATAACCTCAAGCCACCCGGTGGATAACGGCAAAACCGTTATTGTTTTCGTAAACCTCCAAGTGTTCCCACTCCGGATGGCTTGCTAAAAACTGATCAATAGCCGGCATTAGTTCGTGCCCGTAACTAACAGTGTCGTGAAACGCGATAAACCGAGTGACTTTATCAGCATGCAGTTCCAACTCCTTCTTCAAACACGCATATGAGTGGTCCGAGTCAATAAACAAAAACTCAATCGGCTCCAGTTCAATATCAAACGAACTCTTCTCGATTAACTGACAATCCAAACCTTCCTCACGACCCGCGGCAAACAAAGCTTCAGCCTCAGGCTCAACCGTGGTGTCATAACTAACCAGACTCTTCGGTCGAGCTGCGATCAACGCACGACTGCTTGTGCCAAAGCGCACCCCAAATTCCACCACGGAGTCGCACTTGCTGGCGAACCGGAACAGCGTAGGCAGATGTTCGTGGATGTCAGACTCGGTGTTGCAAGCCTCAAGAAAGTTGCGATAAGTCGTGAACATCCGCCCGATCACGGGTAATATGCTGCCACTATACGCGGATTGCCCCGAATGACAACGTATCTGTGGGGACCCAAAAAATCACTCATAGTGCCCACCCCGGACGTCGCGTTTTTGATGCACGACGACGACTCGGGTCGTTGCCAGATGCACAACGTGGGCATCCCCGAGAAGCACCTGATCGATTGGGCCAAACAGTTCGGCGACAAAAACAAGATTTTTATCGACTGTGGCGCCCATATGGGCAGCTACTCGATCCTGCTGGCCGACCACTTCAAGGAGGTTTTTGCATTCGAAGCCCAGCGTCGGACGTTTTACCAGCTGTGCGGCAACATCTTTATTAACGAAAAATCGAACATTACCCCGCACCACATCGCTGTAACCGACAAGGTCCACGCTCACCAGACCGCAACCCTGTCCGTCGTATCCGAAGACGGCGGTGGTTCGACCCTACGAATTCCCCGGGAGCCCGTATTACACAGCGAACGTGTTGACACCATGAACCTGGACAACTATCGTTTCAACGACGTTGGCCTGATTAAACTCGACATTGAAGGGAACGAACTGGCTGCATTACGCGGCGCAGAGCTGACCCTCCAGCGCAGCAACTTCCCGCCCATCATCTTCGAGGCTAACAACGACGCCTGGTACGAACCAGAAAAGAAAAACCTGTTTAGTTACATTCGCAGTCTCGGCTACGACATCGCCGAACTTCGCCCATTCGAAAACATGTACGTGGCGATGACCGTCGCCAAACAAGCAACATGACACAAGAACACCCCATCACCCCACCGCCGACTGAGCTGGTGCAGCAGTGGGTTGACACTTACTTTGGTGGCAAAATTTCCCAGTCCAATTTTCATGTAGACCTTGCTACCCGCGCCGCCCAATGGGGCGCAGACCAGGAGCTGGAGGCGTGTTGTGAGTGGATTGCCGCGTATCCGTGGCTAGACCATCCCGAGCTACTGATTAAGCAGCTCCGCGCCGCCCGCCGCCCGAAGCCGCCGAGCTTGAAGGAGCAGGCGCTTGCTCTTGTTGAGCAGCACGAAGATGGTTGGCGACCATCGCCCAAAGATTGGGACACCATCCGCCGCGCCCTTGAACAACTGCCCGACAGCATTGTCGTATTTCCTTCCCAGCGTTAAAAGCATTAAAAAGCGGCAGGATGTCACCCCCACCGCTCTTGCAACTGGATCTCACTCCAGTCGCTTTGCTGCTTTCTGATCAGCCCCAGCACTGTAGCACACGGCAGGCATCAGCATGTATTACCTGAAAACAGGAATCAGCTAATACTTGCCCCTCACCACCCGCCTCAACTTCCATGTCCGAACTTTCCTCCGCCGCGCAGGCGGTAATTACTGCCAGCAACTGTGCTGGGTCTCGAATCGTGCAGTTGCACATCGCCGCCGCCCTGCGAGCTGCTGCAGATCAGGTGGTGCCGAATGAACCAGCTCCGACAGGTATGAGGCCAGCAGGAGATGTGTACTCCAGCCGAGAGATACGACGTGGACAGCGACAAGAAACACGAAGCCAGATCCTCGCCATCGCTGCCGAACTAGAAAACCAATGACTGAACTTTCTTCTGCTGCAACTGCAGTTTTAAATGCCTACATGGATAACTGTGGCTGGCTCGATGGTCCGTTTGAAAAAGATTATCGCTGTGCCGCTGCCGTTTTGCGAGCCGCTGTAGATCAGGTGGTTCCAGCGCCGTGTCTTCCGTATGATTCTTGCTGTGATGTACACGCATCGGCAATACGCGCCGAACTTTTGGCCGTTGCTATTGAACTTGAAACCCAGTAGTCACCTTCACTAATCACCTATGACACAACAACAACAACACCCCATCACCCCACCGCCGGAGCTGGTGCAGCAGTGGGTTGAATGTTGGAAGGTCGGCAAATACGCAGAAGCAATGGAGTCCGACTTTTTTGTTGCAGCACGCGCCGCCCAATGGGGCGCAGACCAGGAGCTGGAGGCGTGCGTGAAATGGTTAAACAGTTACATGCCAGGTAATGAAGGAGACCGCCTTTTACGTACTGCCCGCCGCCCCAAGCCGCCGAGCTTGAAGGAGCAGGCGTTGGCGTTGATCAATCACGATCCGGCAAACCAGCCTTTTCTTAGCGACAAGGGCATAGACACCATCCGCCGCGCACTGGAGCAGCTCGATGACTGAACGCCCCATCACCCCACCGCCCGAATTAATCGAAGACTGGATCGAGATTGCCAAGCCCGAACCGTGGAAACGGCCGCCTGATCCAAATGTGCTGTGTAAGCTGGCAGCCCAATGGGGTTGGGAACAGCACGAAAAGCACTTACTAGACGCTCTCCACTCGACTGTTCCACCAACCGATTTCGAGCCAGACAATGACTGATCTTTCTCCCGCCGCGCAGGCTGTGCTAGACGCTTTCAGCAAATATCCTCTACACGGCGATCACATAGCTAAAAACCTGATACACGGTGCGCTCCCCGCCGCCTTGCGAGCCGCTGCGAATCACCTTGATCACCCAACTTCTGCCCACACGCTCTACGCCTTTGCTGACGAGCTCGAAGCCCAGTAGTC